ATGGCGCTGTCATTGTGTCGATGCTTCTTGACGGTAATGCTTTCGTCCGCGTGTACGCCAACCGTCGCGGTGACATTACAAACCTTGTAGTTCTGAACCCGATTGATGTTGAGATTCGTCGCAACGGGGTTGGGCGCGTCATGTACGAAGTCAAGGGTGAAAGCAAAATGCTTTCATCGGAGAATGTCATTCACGTTCCCGATGTTGTTCGCCCAGGAGCCGTCCGTGGTGTATCACGAGTCGAGGCACTAAAGGAAGACTTCGGTCTTGCCATTGCGCTTCGCTCCTACGCGGCCCGTTTCTTCGGCAGTGGTGCAACCACTCAAGGAATTATCGAGTACCCGAACAAGCTCACTGGTGAGCAAGCCAAAATGTTGCAAGAAAACTTTGACTCTCGTCACCGTGGCTGGAAGCGTTCTCACAGAACAGGGATTCTTTCTGGTGGGGCAACCTATAAGACGACAAGCGTAACCAACGATCAGGCACAGTTTATTGATTCTCGTCGTATGGCTGTGGAGGATGTGGCTCGCGCGTTCAACGTGCCACCGCACCTTCTTGGTCTTCCTGGCACGAACTCTTACGCTTCGGTTGAACAGAACAACCTTGCTTGGGTTATTCACTGTTTGCGACCGATTGTGCAAAAGCTAGAATCAGCTTTCTCGCCTCTCATGGAACGTTCCGCGGGCGGGGAAACAGCTTTTATCAAGTTCAACCTTGATGGTTTGCTTCGCGCCGACATCAACTCGCGTATGAGCGCTTACAGCACCGGTTTGCTGTCAGGCTTCCTCACAATCAACGACGTGCGTCGCCTTGAGGACTTGCAAGACATTGATGACCCGTCGGCTAACACGGTTAGGGTGCCCTTAGCTAACGTGAACGTGGCTGCGGCTAACTTGAAGGAAGAAACTGAGAAGGTTGACATGGCCCAACGTCTCATTCAGGTTGGTTTCGATCCTGCCGCAACTTTGGCCGCTTTGGGTCTGCCCGCGATTGAACACACTGGTCTGCCTTCGGTTCAGTTGCAACCGACTGCGCAGATTGACCCGACTGACCCTAACTCGGAGTATGTGGTCGAATGATTAAAAACGGACAACAATCAGTCACTGGGACAGCAACAATGATTGATGGTCGTACCACTAAATATAGTCGGCTATATATTCACAACAACGACAATACTAAAGACCTTTTTATTGGAAACAGCAATGTCACCGCTAATAATGGTTACAAGGTGCTGAAGTTGGAAAGCATTGAAATAGATTTGCCTCCGTTAAATGATGTGTTTGTTGTGAGTGATGGCAACGCACACACTATTTCTTGGTTGAGAGTAGAGATTGATTAATGCCTTACTATATTTCTGATTCTGCTGAGGGTTGCTCGGGTTGGGCAACCATTAAGGAGGATGGCGAGGTTATGGGTTGTCACGCCACGAAACAGGACGCAATCGATCAGGGTCTTGCTATTGCGCAAGCCGAGGACTCAACGTTTGAGGGCGAACGCGCCATGCCCGGCACTTTAAAGCCCGGCAACTTTGTTTCTTGGAAAGACCACGGCGAAACCTATCAGGGTCGCATCCGCGAAGTTGTCACCTCGGGCACTATTGACATTCCTGGTTCGGGTGTGCAAATTGCCGGTACTTTCTTTGACCCCGCCGCCTTGGTCCAAATGTATGAGCAGGTTGATGGGGTATGGGTTGAAGCTTCTACATTCCTGGGCCTGTTGTTTTCACAACTCAGTGGTATTAGCGCTCTTGTTGAAGATGAAATGTCTGAGTTCGATTATGAACAAGATTTACTGGATGATTCGCCAGATGAGGACGATGACAATGACGACGAGGATGATTTGCTTGGAGAAAACCGGCAAGTCAACCTAGAGGCTCCCGCTTACATGCGAGCCGCCGCGCGTCAAGGTTTAAAGTATTACGAAGAGGGTTTGGCTGGCGACGGTCTTGTTGACCGCACGGTTCGTGAAGCTAGGGCAATGGCTGAGGGCAATGTGACCGCCGATAAGTGGGTTCGTCTCGCAGCGTGGATTGCAAGGCACCTTGTTGATCTTGACGCACCCGCCGCCAACCCGAACAACAAGGATTACCCTTCTGCCGGTGTTGTTGCGCACTTGCTGTGGGGTTCAGGACCATCTAAGCGTGCCGCCCGCAGGGCGCTAGAGTACGCCGAAGGTGTTGTAGGTAGACTAGAAGAAGAAAATCGTCAACGCGTGAGCGTGGAGGCTAAAGACATGGCAAAGATAGAAACCAGAACTAATAACGCCCGGTTTGAGGTGCGAGAACTTGATGGTGGCGGTATGACTTTCACTGGTTATGCCGCAGTGTTTAACGCGCCAAGCGAACCACTGCCCTTCATTGAGCGTATCGCTCCTGGGGCTTTCAAGCGATCTTTGGATTCTCGCAATGATGTCAAGTTGTTGTGGAATCACGACACGGGCATTGTTCTTGGCTCTCGCCGTGCGGGAACGTTGCGTCTTGAGGAAGACAATTATGGTTTGCGTGTTAGCGCTGATTTGCCTGACACTCAGGCCGGCCGTGACGCTGCTTATTTGATTAAACGTGGCGACGTTGATTCTATGAGTTTCGGTTTCTCCGTGCCCAAGGGTGGCGACGAGTGGATTTCCGATAATGAGCGTGTTCTGCGTTCGGTTAGGCTTATCGAAACATCAGTTGTTTCGTTTCCGGCTTACTCGCAGACCGCGGGTTCGACTGCTGTGCGCGCACTTGGTAAAGTTGCGCATCGCGCTTCGGTTGACGCTGACGCACTCGCTGATGCGATTGTTGCTATCGAATCTGATAGTGACTTGACTGAAGAGCAAAGCGACATTTTGATGAAAGTTATTAATGAGCTTGGCCCAAAGTCTGATGAGCCTACTGAGACCGTTGAAAGCGAAGAGCTTGATTCGGCCATGTTGGAACTGAAGAAAAAGAAGCTTGAACAACTATTGAAGGGGATTTGATTATGGCAACTAAGGATGAAATCAAAAAGGTTATTCTCGATATGGCAGGCAACCCGGAGTCAGGTATTGTAAAAGAATACGCTGATGTGTGGGCCGAGGCGATCGTGAAAATAGATGCTCCTGCTGAAGCGCCTGAAGTTGAGCGTGAGGTTGTGGAACCGGTCAAAGAAACCCGCGTTCTTGGTGTCGCAGAGAAGCGATAGCGGGTTTCCCCTCCCATCCCCTTTCCTGGGAGGGTCTTTTGTTACTCTGGTGTCAACACTGGGGTAAAATTAAAACAACGGTTGAGTGTTAGCACCACCGGGTATGGGTCTGCGTTAGCGCGACTGTAATTGTAATCACATCAATAGGAGAATCATGTCTGAGTACCTTAAGTCTCAGTCAGAACTTCGCGCATCTCTCATTAAGGACATTCAGACTACTCTGGATGTTGCTGAGGAACGCGGCGGTCTTGACGCAGACGCAAAAAGCAAAATCGACGCCCTTGAAACTGACATCCGCGCTGCGGAAGAGGCTATCGCAGTTTTCAGGCGTCAGGAAGAGCGCAAGGCTGAAGCAGCCGAGGCTGCTCGCGGGTTTGTTCCCTCTTCGGAAGCTCGCAGCGAGGTTGACGTTCTTCGTGCGATTGGTCGCGGTGAAATCCGTGAACACACGTTCGAACAGCGCGCACTCGTAACTTCCAGCAACACCGTACCTGTTTCGTTCTACGATCAGGTGTTCCAGGTTGCACGTCTCGTTGGTCCCATGCTGGACACCTCCGAGATTTTCAACACCACTTCGGGTGAAAACATCACTGTTCCGATTATGACCGCTTACAGCACTGCTGCGCTGACGACTGAGGGTTCGGCTATCAGTGAGTCCGACCCCACCTTCTCTAGCATCACGCTGGGCGCTTACAAATATAGTTTCCTCATCGGTGTCAGTAATGAACTGATCGCGGATGCCGGATTTAATTTGGAAAGCCTCCTTGCTGAGCAGGCCGGTAACGCTATTGGCTTCACCGTCAACGGCGTTCTGACCACCGGAGATGGAAGCGACAAGCCTCGCGGTATTGTCACTGCTGCTGGTTCTGGTATCACTGGTGGAACCGCTGTTTCTGGCGCGTTCACCGCTGACAACCTGATTGACCTTATTTACTCGCTGGATGGCGCTGCGCGTCGTCTGCCGGGTGTGGGCTTCATGGCTACCACCTCTTCACTTGGTGCAATGCGGAAGCTCAAGGACAATTCGGGTCAGTACCTTTACCAGGTTGGTGTCGGACAGCCAGACTCGTTTGCTGGTTTCCCCATCTTCGAAAACCCCGCAATGGCCGCAGCCGCAACCTCAGCGAAGAGTGTGATCTTCGGACACCTCCCCTCGTACAAGGTTCGCATGGCTGGTGGACTTCAGGTTGCATCCAGCACCGACTACGCGTTCAACAAGGACCAGACTTTCTACCGGTTCTTGATGCGCGTCGATGGCGACTTGACTCACGCAGGTCACGTCAAATACTTCATCGGAAACGCTGCCTAGTATTTGACAACACGCTGAAGGGCCGGGGTGGTGGGTTGCCCCGGCCCTTCTGTTTGCTAAGATTCTGTGCATGGGAAAAAAGGGGAACCCTGCTCACAGGGAACAATTAAACGGCGCTATTGGTGTTTGGTCTAATTCTTATGACGC